ATGGATCTGGATGGATGATGAATCCCATCAATTCACCAAGTGTTATAATTTTATTATGTATTCAATCCGGGACAGCTGAGGATTACTATACAATTACGGTTACAAAACAATAATTTTATAAATGGAGAGTAAGGCAATGCCGAATGTTATCCTTCGTTCAACGCATACGGGAATATTAAAAATAGGCGATCTTGAATTGGAGTGCCACGTACTTGAAGATAGCCGTCGGATATTCTCTACTGGCGACCTATTAAAAGTCTTTAATCTCCAAATTGACCAAAAAAGCCAACCGCGCATTTTGGCTAGTTTCCTTCATAAAATCAAGGTTAATTCTCTAGGAAATAATGACTTGACAAGCCCACTAACTATACCGATAAAATTTACTAGAAGTGGACGCGGGGGAATACCTACAAATGGATATTTGGCAGAACTGCTGCCTGCAATGTGCGATGCGGTATTGAAGATGCAGACCGATCGATGGCTCCCTGAAAATATGAGGGACGCGGCGAAGCGCAGCCGAATGCTCATGACTAGTTTTGCTAAAGTTGGCCTCATAGCCCTCATCGATGAGGCCACCGGATATCAAGAGGTCAGGGATAAAGATGCGCTCCAGAAAATCCTTGATAAGTACCTCCGAAAAGAATGGGCAGAATGGGCGAAGAGATTCCCGGATGAATTCTATAAAGAATTGTTTAGGCTCAAGGGATGGGAATGGCGCGGGATGAAGGTGAACCGTCCGAGCGTGGTAGGTACCTACACGAAGGATATAGTCTATAAAAGGTTGGCACCAGGAATTCTCGAAGAGCTTGAAAGCAGAAATCCGCTTCTTGAAAGTGGACAGAGAAAAGTCAGGCATCATCAATGGCTAACTGATGACGTTGGCCATCCAGCGCTTACTCAACATATTTATGGAGTCACCGTTCTAATGAAATCGTGCATCGACTGGTCCCAATTTAACAGAGCTTTAACGAGAGTATATCCAATGATCGGTGAACAAAAATGGCTTGAGCTTGAAGAGAGCGAAGCGTAAAAGAACTTAATCCCCCCGCGCCTTGTCCAGTTTTTCCTTGGCTGATAGATTCTGCCGGTAGACTCCGAGGTCGTCCAGGTGCTGGTATATCCTGTTCGTCGCTTCATTCGTATGCCCGGCCAGGGCGCGTAACTCTTCCCGGCTCAAGATTTCGGCCTGGTAGGTCACGAACGAATGGCGCAAGTAGTACGGCGTCCAATGCGGAGAATCGATGCCAACTTCCTTGAGGCCGCGCCTGAAAGCCGCCACGATTCCGGCATTGGTGACCGGCGCCGCCCCTTCGAGGGTAAAGACGAAATCGGCATCGGCTGAAAACCGCGACTCATCCCGCCAGATTGCGAGTTCTTGGACCGTCCGGGCGGAGAGGTATCCCGCCTTGACGATGCCGGTCTTGGTTCCCTTCACCTTCGCCGCGGTCCCCGCTTCGATGCCGTGCCGAATCGCGATGAACTTGAGCGCGTCGTATATTTCCGCCCACCGCAGCGCCCGCGCCTCTCCCGGCCGCATCCCTGTGTCCTGAAAAAGGAGCATCATCGCCGCCCACATAGACCCGCCCCATACGCGCACCAGGGGCCCATGGCCGGCCGGGAAGAGCTTATCCATGGTATCGCGCGGCAAGGCGTCCCGGGGCTCAACGGGGGCCTTGGAGTAGGGCGCTATGCCGTCCAAGGGGTTCTTCTCCAGGACGCCAACGTCAACGAGATCTTCGAGCAGAATGTGGAATGAATACAGGATCTTGTTCTTCGTCGCGCCGGCAAGCGGCTTGTCCCCGTGTGCCCGGTCCATGCCGAGGAAGGCGTCATCAATCTGCCGGCGGCGGAGATCTCGCGCCTGAAGGCGGCCGAACATGGGGATGATGTAGTTCTCGAGGTGGCCCTGGCGGACGGCGAGGTACTTGTCCACGTAATGGTGGCCCTTCTCGCGCATCCGCGTCGCCCATGGGCCGGAGGGGAGGAAAAAGCCCTTGGCCGCGTCGGCGATCGTCGGCGAGGTCCGGCGGATAAGGCTGCCGCGGTTCCGGCGCGCCCAGGCCAGGACGTCTTCCTCGGCCTTCGATCCCGGGAATTCCGTTAGGATCCAATGGGGGTGCTCGGCGAAGCGGATTTGCCAGCGCCCTACGTCGCCCCGGATCGTCGCCCGGATCGCTTTTTTAGGCCTGCCCATGGTCGCTATCCTGCCCGGCTCCGCTGTTTTCGTCTACGTTTCATCAACATGATTCGGCGCCTGAAAATAAAATGGCCCCGGATAAAGACTTAGGAAGTCAAGCCGGGGCCGTTAGCATCTCCTAGGGCCGTACTATAGAAGATGTGGATAATGATTTCTTATCTAGCGCCGACTTTTATGCCTAAAGTAGACTGGGGATAACGATTCCTTCTCCGGTTTCGTACACAACTGGCGATGAAATAGTCAGGCCCGCGGCAAGGGAGTCGATAAGCCGGTCAAAGGCGGCGGCAGCCGGCGCTCCGCGGAGGTCGACCATGATGATGCCGGCCCCCAGGTCGGCGCCAAGGATACGCCCTAAGCGGTCGGCGCGCTGAAAGTAGATCATATCCTAGTATCGCCCGAAATACCCAAGGAGCTTCAATCACCCCAGAAAAATATTTTCATTTTCTCGCCGATACCCCCTTGACAATTTAGGGCCATTGGCCCTATACTCTAAACATCAGCCGGCCGTAGGGCATGGCTACCCCTCCCGCAAGGAGACGAAAATGCAGAGCTACCTGATCGTGATTCCGACCACCGTTTTCAACCGGATCGCCCCGACCGCCGTGGTCGACGCCATCCGCGCCGACGTGAAGGCCGCCCTGGCCCAGGCTTTCGGCGGCTATACCGAAGTCGTCGGGACCGGCGGTTACCTGGCCGATTCTGGCGAGAGGATCGAAGAGCGGGTCTACCTGATCGAGGCCTGCTACGAAACCCCGGACGATGAGCTGATCGAGCGGCTCGCCGGCCGGATCAAGGCCGAGCTCAGCCAGGAGTCGGTCATGATCAAGAAGGACGGGGCGGCCCGCTTCTTCTAACCGACCCGGGGCCCCGAAGGGGGCCCCTTTTCCCCCAAGGAGGGATATATGCGTATCGTGATACGATCGAGCAGCCATGGCGAGCGGATCCCCGCGGATGTGGTAGACGAGAAGAAGAAGGAAGCGCGGCGCCGGATCCTCGCGGCCGGGTTCCAGTATCTAGAATTCCCGGCGACCCTCGGGTCATTCGATACCGGAGGCAAGGAGATCCAGGAGGACGTTACCGTGATCGAGTCCATGGTGGAGCAGACATATGCCTAGCGTACCCGGACCCGTGGAGCTACGCGCATGGATAAGCGAGAAGGGCCTAACCGTCGCTCAAGCAGGGAGGTTCGCCGGAGTCGAGGCGCGTGCCGCGCGCCGCTGGACGAGCCCCCCGGACTCCGCGTCATTCCGGGCGATACCGTGGAGCGCCTGGGCCCTTCTGCGACTCATGACGAAGGATGCGACGCTGAAAGAAATCCAGGCGGAAGTCGAGAAAGGCGGAGATCATGACGTGTAGGGCTTGTGGATATGGCGACGGGCAGAATGAAACCCAAGAATTCATTGAGGTCGTTGGCCTCGAAGATGGGCCTTTCTACGTGGCTGGAAACATAGAAGGCATAACCAAAAGGAAGGGGATTCCAGTCAAGGCCTTTGCTTGCCCATCATGCGGGACAGTAAGAATTGACCGTACCCTGAATCGATCAACGACCTAGAGTCATCCCCGCCCAGGCCCCGAAGATGAAGGCCCCCGCCGTGAAGACGGCCGCGCCCACGGCGCCCCAGACGAGCCCGTCCTCGAGCATCCGGGCCCGCTTGGCATCCACGGCGGCCCGGGCGATAGAGTCGGATAGGGATGAGGTAAGCCCGTCGATCCTGACCTGAAGGACGGCCGCCTCCCCTTCCTTCTGCGCCACCGCGGCCTGAACGGCTAGAGGGATGGCTTCCTTGAGCGCCGCAGCGACTCCTGCGTCAACCGCCGCCAGAGCCTGCGCTTCCGTGTAGAGCGGCGCATCCGGCGTCGTGGCCGGCTTTCCGGCCGGCGCGGTCGGCGGCGTCGATACCTGCGCGAGTATCGGCGTCGAGATCGTGCACGACATCATTAGGATCGCGAGCCATAGTACTTTCAACGGCAGCCTCCTTGGCTTTTTCATCGGCGGCTGTACCGCCCTGGGGCATAGGCAAGTCCGATCCGCCTACCCCTAGTGATTTGACGCCCGAGAGCTTGGCGGCCACTCCTTGGCGGACCTTGGCGAACCCGATGAGAGCGAGGATGCCGAGGATGAGCCCGCCGGCGGCGATGAGTCCGGGCCGGAGCTTGGCCCATTGGGCGGCGAACCAGGCTTTCATACTGACCTCCAGATGCCGCGCTCGAGGAATCCGTGCCAGGTATGCTTGGCGGCCCACTCGCGCGGCGAATTTGGATAGCCTCCCGATCCCCAGAAAATAGACGGGCTGACCGTGATCGTGCCGTCCTCGTGTTCGGTTACCGCCCAGGTCGATACGTCGGCGGTCAAGAGGAATCCGGCATCGTCCCTTTCAACGGGGGCAGCTACGTTCCAATGTCCGCTGTCGTCCTTCCAGTAGTCGCCGGGCTCGATCCCGTCCTCGGTCGTATGGTCGAGGTGTTCGATCCGGCGCCCTTGCGTCGTCACGGGGTGCCCTTCACCGCCGCGATGATTTCCTTCCCGTTTTGGGCGGTCAGGAAGCCGTACATTACGAGGGAGAAGCCCATAGGGAGGCCTGCCCCTACGGCGACGACGGCCCAGGGCTTCCCGAGGATTATCGCCAGGGCCCCGAGGCAGATGCCTGCGAAGAAGCCGATGAATCCGAGGACCTTTCGCCCCGAGGTCTTCCCGTCCTTGCCCTTAAAGAGCCCGCCGGACGCCGCTACTTCCGTCGCCTGAAGCTCCACGACCTGTGATTGATCGCTCATGATTCCACCTCCCCTATTGTTTCCGCCCCTCGCTTGGGGCGCTCCGTCCTCATCCGCACGAGCTCAACCAAAACCGTCGCCGTCACCATCGCGATGTCCAGGACGATCAGCGGCCCTAGGAATCCGCCCCAGCGCAGCGACTTGTCCGCGTAGAACGGAATCACCGTCGCGATGGACACGCCGACCAGGACGACCGCGATGGATAGGCAGATCGCAAAGGCGACCTGGTAGAGGCTAGGGCGCTTCACGCTTTCCGCCGATAGCTGGGGGCTGAATGAAGACCGCCCACTTCAAATTCGCCCCGGTCGTCTTCAGGATGCCCGCGAATTCCTCGGGCAGAAGATCGACCAGCGAACCGTTCACGTCGCGGTAAAGCGTCCGATGATCGCCCCAGGGATCGCGGATAAACCACCGGGCGACGTCTTCCAGCCCTCGCCCACCATCCACCTCAACGCCTATCAGCGCGACGGTATGGTGGAGCGTCTTCCCGTTTCCCGCCGGGAATGCTCCGGTCACCAGGACTGCTCCACCGGAAACGACATGGTCGAAAATCTGTTTCGTCGTCGCATACTCTGAGAAATGCGCGAGGTCGGGGATCCCGATCCAGCGCGAGATCCCGATGGCGAGGATTTCCTGCCATTGGTTCACCGGGTACTGATGACGCGGATCGAGTTCGTTGTACCGCTCGAGGCATACCGAATCAGAGCGGATGAACTTGATGAGGCGATCCTCCGGCTGCCCTACTCCGCTCGGGAATTGATAGCCGAGCGCGGCCAGGGCATTGATCGCGGCCGTGGTTCCGCATGACGTTCCCGGATCGATGACGTTGTTCCGTTGCGAGTAGTAGGGCGCCCCTTCTCCGTGGATTATGCGCGTCATTATGCGATCCTGATGATGTAGTTGACGCCGAGGATCTTGCCGCGGGTTACCGTCCCGGTGCGCGGCGTTCCATTAGTTCCATCCGCTACTGGTATTTGAATAAATGGATCTCCGGAAGAATCTCCGACATTACTTGATCCACCTATACCTGCTGTACCATTTGTATATGCACCACCGCGGTATCCTATTCTGTGGAAATGCCCCTGCAGCTGGTCGTCCTTGAACTGTCCGAGCACCGCCGCGTCATGCGCCGTTACCTCAGCTGCGCGCGTTCCGATGCCGTAGAACGCAGCCTCGCGCGAGTCGGGAAGGAGGAAATCCGTCGCGCCCGACGTACCCCACGGGCAATAGCGAAGCGTATGAACGCCCGACTGCGATCCAGAGGTGTTGATCTTCGTCCCGGCGAGCGCGTTCGCAAGCGTCGTCGCGAGGCTGAAGGTGCTCGCGTTGACGTAGATGACCCAGTAGTTGGTATTCGCGGCCAAGCCAGTGGGCAATGCCCCGGTCGTCGTCAGCTCGATGCGGTCGCCAGTTGCGAGCCCATGGGCGGCGAGCGTGACGACTCCGGGCGTGGCGATTGATATTTCGACCGCCCCTAAAGACGAGGTAAGCCGTCCATAGAGCGTGGCGTAGGTAGCGCGCGAAAGCGCCCCGCCCTGGGCGAAGGCCCAATTCGTTGCGTTCGGAACCGCGATCCCTGGCCAGGGTTTGATGATCCCGATGGGGATATAGGTATCCATGATCGTGGCGAAAGCTTCTGCAAGCGCCGTAACCCATCCCGCCCCGAGCTGATTCGCGCGGATGAGCGATGATAGCGCTCCTTTCACGTTCGCCCCGCCCTGGACGAGTTCTATCAGCTCAGAGCCATCGAGCGCCGCGGCAGCCGCAAGTTCGGAAATCCGTTTACCAGCCATATAATCCTCCCCTAGAATTTCTTCTCAAGTAGCGCGAGCCGCACGGTATTGCTAAGCGCCTGTAGATCGGGCGCGACATCGAGCACTTGTACCTTCCACACGCCAAGCCATGGCCGTACCGCGGTCACTACTTCGGAATCAAGGTCAACGAACCCCATCGTCAATTCGGCCGTCCCTACGTCGAAAATGCGAAGGCGTAGGAAATCGCTCCCCCATGGTTTGACCGTCAAGAACTTCGGAACGTCCATGTATTTATTCGCCTCGGCGAGGGCCCGCGCATCAGCAAGCGTCGAGTTCGGAAGAAGCGTCTTGAATTCAAGCTCAGGAATCAGCCGGTAGGTTTCTTTCACGTAATCGTAATTCGCAATCGACCGGCTGATGAGCGACTCGCCTTGGTTGAAGTCTTTTGCGTATTCGACCTTCACGCTCGCGGCGAGAAGCGAGCGATCTGTTTTGAAGCCGAGGTCCTCGATGTCCATGATATCTTCGTTATGGATCGTGAACGATTCGGCTCGGTCGGGATCGTCGATGCGGATCGTTCGGCGCCCATCTGGGTCGATCTCGTAGCGGAAGCCGACATTTGCCCCGCCCTGAAGCTGGAGGATCGCTTCCGCGATTTCGATCTGGCTATCGAACACGACTCCGACTTCTGAGAGCATCGCGTCCGCAGCCGACCATTCTGCGACGTTATAGTTCGATTCGTTGAAGGCAAGGTCTAGGTATCGATTGTTCAGATAGACGATAACGTCGGCCGCGGTGTCGATGTCGATCCCCACCGATCCCAAGACACGGCACTCGTAAACCGTCGTCCCGCTTCTTGAATCAGCAGATGATAGCGTGAAGCTTCCGTTCGCAAGATCCGTCGCCGTTGGCGTCTTCGTCGTCCACACGTCGGCGATCTTCACCTGGACAGTACCGAGCGAGGTAAGCGAAAGCGCTTGCCGAAAGGTCGTTGTTCCCGTGGTATTCGTATTCGTCGGAATCGCTTTCGAAATCCTGATCGTTCCGAAGGCAAGAGGGATCACCTGATTGACGTAGGTGTCCGCGAGATAGGGATAGGCAGAAGCCGTGAACGTCTCCGTCGGGATCTTCGCGCCGCCGGCGTTCCGCTTGTCCATGAGGTGGAGGACCATTTCCTGCTGGCTCATTTCGAAATCGTCAACGTAGAGAGACGAGATGCGGATGACTTCCTCGAAGGAATAATCGGAGACGCCCGCGCGCTCCTGGAGGTAGAATGTATTCGCGTCGTTGCCGTAGATCGGAATATCGATGAGATAGTCAAGCTCTCCGCCGACGTTGTTGAGGACGGCATCTCCGTTGATGAGTGCGAGCTTGCTATACCCGAGGAAATCCTGGCACTGCGCGATCGCCGGTACCGACTTCAAGAGCGGCTTGAACTCGATCCCGTCGAGGTAGATCAATTGGGTGTCGCAGAAACCGTAGCTCCTTCCCTGCTGGATGATCGACGTATCTGGGCTTGAAGCGTGCTCGATGTGAAGCCAAAGGAGTTGTGCCGCATTGTCCCAGTAGAATGATTTTGGCGTGGTGAGCACATCGGCCGAATTGAGGAGCGCCGCGTACCCGATGAGATAGTCCTGTACGATCTGAGAAATGTTTACTGTTGAAGTATCGGATTCATCGGGCGCTCCGAACGTCGTGACCCAGAAAGCGGCGAGCGTGTACGATGATGGCTTTGCGCAAAACACAAACGGCTGCACATTGTAGAATCGGGAAAGTACAGTTGTTTGCGTTAAAGCGAATAGTATCATTAAATCACCACGCCAATGATACGACCGCTGTAGTTCCACCAAGCCCTATATCGGTCGTAACTGCTCCGCCAGAAGAATTAAACCCGTAAAACCGCAATGCGTTTTCTCCGTTCCATACCACAGAATCAACTACTATGTCATAAGCTCCCGAGAGCCTTATAACTCCATGGATCAATATGATATTTCTATAAGTTGCATTTATTGATGGATATATAGCGGCAACGATTTCAGAATATGTTTTGGTTCCGCGCAGAGTTCCATTAGGTTTGATAGAACTTTGAATTGATTGTCCTCCCGATAACGTTGAACCTACCGCTAAGCAGGAAGCATCTAATGCTGCTTCGCCTGAAACTAACATACCTGCGACTTTGTCAGCATTAAGCCCCACGCATCTCGTGCCATTTGATATGGGTATTTGCCCGGATGAATTACCAGCATGCTGGCCTTCAAGCAGATCCGCATCAAGCCCGCTTCCAACCCCGTCAACAGTCAAGAGCTGAGCAAGTATTCCAGCGCCAGCAGATGCAGCAAGAGCGTTTGACCAGTTCGCCCCGAGCGCGGCCGCGAGAACTGCGAGCCATCCCGTCCCCATCGGGATCGTCACGTCGCGGTTACGCCTGATCGCCGCGATCTGCCCGGCGGTGAACGCCTTGCCCTCATCGAACTCGTAGAAGCTCGCGGGACTTCCCGTGTCGTACCATCCGCAATAGGTCGAGTTCCAAACGACGCCCGTGAGCGAGGAGACGAAAGACGCGGTGCATACCGACCCGTCGCCGGAGGGCGTGATTTTGACGTAGTTCGACGCGCTGCCCGAGATCGCGGTATCGGCGTCGGCGAGGTAGAGCGTCCCGCCGATCTGGAACACGGCGCCCTTCACGATGTTCGAACCGATGACGCGCAGGGGCATCTCGATCCCGAGGGCGACGGCGCGCATCTCCGCGATGATCTTCGTCCAGTCGCCTATCGCGGTCGGAGGATTCGCGGGCTCTTGTACTCGATTGATTGCCATTACCGTGCCTCCCGGAAGTTGAGCGTGAAACTATATTTTCTGTCCTCGCGCGCAGGGCTCTGAATCCCGCCCATGATCCGCGCGTACATCGGGATCATGAGATCTGGGGCCCCCTCGAAACAGTCGATCCAGAACGGGCGCCCGTTCCCGACGGCGTTGATGTAATCCTTGATCGCAGCGTATTGCTCGCGCGTGACGTGCGCGAAGTTGAAGGTCCGATCGATGAGCGGCTCGATGCGGGTCTGCGTAACCTGGCCCGTCAGACTTTCGCCGACGATGGAATTATCGAGCGCGCCGTCCTGCCAGTTGGCGATCGGGTCCGGCATCGTGTAGTCCATCCCGAACCCGACGCCGCCCAGGTACCCCGCGCCCACGCCGGTCCAATCGATGGAAACCTCGATGGATCGCACGCCCTCAACGGTAGCGAAGTGGAGGGCGTAAAATTGCTCAATCAATAGCATGGTCTCGGTGTAGAGCGTATTACCGAGATAATCCTTCAGCGTGATCGTCATTCCGGCCGATGAGATCGACCGCGTATACCCGTCCTCGGTCACGCGCTCTTCGCCGTCCTCCGTGAGCCGGTACGCTTCGAGGGCGTTGTGGTATCCAAAGTAAAAACAGTTGACCGATTTATCGGCCGGCATCATGAAGGTCAGCGTGTCCACGCCCGCCGTATTCTGATACCGCTTCCGCAAGAAAATATGGATGAGGTTATAGGGTGAATAATTCGCTGAGGCGTAGAGGCTGGTGATGACCGAGGTCAAGGCGTAGTTCTCGAAGAGTATTTTCATGGGTTCACCTTCACCTGGCCGTTGTTGATGAATCGAACGGTTGACTGCGCGATTACTTTCCCATCGAGTGGTATCACGTTGTGTATTGTGATATTTGTCGCTGAGGCCATCTTCTCTGCCGCCCTAGAAGCTACCTTCTCAATGAAAGCATCCATAAGCGGAGATCCCATCGCGGACGTTCCAAACATGATATCGCCACCGCCGCGATCACCGGCCATGACGGGCGTCCCAGATCCACCACCTGAAGGTAGGACGAGTCCGCCGGTTGCCATAGCCGGAGGCTGAGGCTGAGCCCCGGCGACAGAGGCTATTTGAAGCGCCCCTAATATGCCAGCATAAATGCTTCCTGCGTAGTTGCTAGTAATGAACCCTTCCAAAACGGCCAATCCAGTTTTTGAAATAGCCTGAGCGAGATCCCATCCCCACTTCGTTTTCGCGTACTTATATTCAAGCATCGCCTTATCGTAGAGCGCCTTCTTTTCCCGCGCTTCTCTGGCTGCTTCGTTTTCTTTCTCTCGCGCGGTCTTTTCTTCATCGTATGCTTTTTCGCGCGCTTCCTTGCGTTGCTCGTAGGCTATCTCGGCCGCTTCCTTCGCGGCACGTTGCTCATCTTCAAGCGCCTTCTTCTTCGCCTCGTATTCCACGCGCAAATTGATAGAGTCAATTTGCTTTTGAATCTCGGAGGCCTTTACGGTATCCCCATCCGCGATGGCCTTATCCAGTTGGTCTTGGAGAGATTCCATTTTTGTTTTGCCATCGTATTCGATCAGATCTTGGCTAAGCTGATACCATTCCTCGAGGGCATCCATCTGCCCGGAGAACATTTCGTCGGCGGCTTTCTGCTGGTCGCGGTATGATTTCTCGGCGGCTTTCGTCTGAGCACGGTATGCTTCCTCAGCCGCCTTGGTCTGATTCTCGTATATTTCGTCTGCCGCGTCCTCTTCGGCGTCTATTCTTTTTTCAAGTATTTCCAAGTCTTTATCGAGAATTCGTTTTTCATTTTCTACTACCAGGTCGGCGATGGCATTAAGAATATTCATTGCGTAATCAGAATATGTATTCCAGGCGTCGATCTTCTTTTTCAACGCTTCATCTTCGATTTCCTTTTCTTTATCCTTAGCGGCCTCGTCCTGGTCGACTTCTGCTTTTTTTGCCTTTCTATAAGCCTCAAGCTCTGAGTCCATGGCATCGGTGAAGGCAGCATATTTTGCATCAGCAGCTTTCTTGTCGGCGTCTATCTTCGCCTGAGCTACCTTATTCGCGTCCGCAATTTCCTTAGCTGCCGCCTCTTTAATAAGCTTTGTGAGGATTAAGAGCGCTTCTTGCCGCTCTTTTTCAAGCTCGCCATTCGCGGCTGGGGTCTGGGCTAGTTTCGACCATTGTTCGTAGAGCTTTACTGCCTCAGATTTCTGACCATCGATAATGGACTTGGCAAGTTCTGCATTTTCTTTTTGGAGGTCCTTCAGCCTTTGCAACGCCTCCGCCGCTCTTTCGGCTGCGCTTTTTGTTGCATCCAATCCATCCGTTGCGATCCCGGCGTTCTTCAGGATTTTGCTATACGAGGCATCAAGTTCATCGCCCCATTTTTTCATCTGATCGGTCAACCCGAAAAAGTTGAATTCCTTGACAAGGTCGATCTTTTTCATCCCTGGGATTTTATTCAATCCGCCGATGATGAGATTGATTCCACCGATTGCCATATCGACGACAGACTTGATCGGGGTGAGTAGCTGCCCGATTACATCGAGCGCAGTTTTCCCGAGCCTATTCAATGCCCCTGGAATATCTCCGCGAATAAGCGCTGCGATAACCTGGAATGCCCCGCCGAATCCGGCAATAGCCGCCGCCACGGGAGCCATGATCGGCGCGAGAACGGCGAACACTCCCTTGAGCTGAAGGAAGTCCTTGTATCCCTGCGCGAGCTTAGGAATGAGCTTCTCGAACGATTGCGCCATTTCTACGATGAGAGGCGCAGCTTTCTTAACCCCACCGGATGCCGCTCCGCCGACGGCTTCGGTTACATCGTCAAGCGCGAATTTTACTTGCTTGAGGGCGACAGCGGTTGAACCAGTTTTCCCGATGAATGCGGAATAGTTTTCAATGACACGCTTGATTCCTTCGCCATTTTTTAATTCTTCAACGGTGAGATCTCCCATGATCGCCTTCAGCTCGGCGCTTCGAGGAGATACTCCTTCAAGAGTTTTATTGAGAGCCTCAAGGCTTCCGCTAAGGCTGTCGCCTGTAACAGAAGATAATCCAGCCGAGGCAACGATCAATGCCTTCGTCTGCGATTCGCTTCTTCCTGAGGCGATGAGCTGGGCCTCAAGTTGCTTCGTAACATCGGCATCTTCTACGCCGACGCGCTGAAGCTTCTCGGCAAGATCGACAAGGCCGGCTCTTGCTGAATCGAGGCCTTTCAGCTGAAGAGCGCGGTCTAGCGTCTGAGCTGCCTGCTCGGCTTTCGAGAACTCGACGACGGCACCTTTGATGTAGTTGATCGCCGCCGCGATCGATACGCCTATTCCGAATGAACCAGCCACTGAGTTCAGTTTTGCGAACGCGTCCGATGCCTTATTCGTTTCCTGTGCGACTTCCTTCAATGCGGTTTTATATTTTGCTCCCGTGGTTTCTGAATACGTTTTTGAATTTTGCGCTATATCTTTTCCAAGTTTGTCGAATGACTTATTAACCTCGGATATATCTTTCTGGAGTAAATCAAGCTTTATTCGAACTTCGCTCGCAATCGAACCAGCATCAATTGCCATCGTCGCCCTGCCTTTGCTTCGCTTCTTCGCGGTACTCGGCTACGCGCTTGTCGTAGATGACCCATGCTTGGGAATCAATATCGCGGATGTTAAACATGGAAAAGGCGCCATGTATGTATTCATGCGGAGCCTTATGCCCGCGCTCTGCAAGGACGGCCGCTGAGTAAAGCATGTCCTCAGTCACCTTCTTGATGTCTGACTTCCCGATCCCGAGAGAATACTCGACGATCCCAGCCATGAAGTCTTCGGGGAGGATAAAGTCCCAGGCGCATCGGAGCGCGTCGCGGCTCGCCTCAAGCTCCTGGCGTGCTGGACCGGCCGGCATTTCGTTCAAGAGCTTTCCGATATGTTCGATCTGTGCCTTCACGTCAGCGTTGAATGCGTTCTTCCCTATGGCCGCAAAGATTTCATCATAGGATGGGGAGACAAGGGCGGCCCTGCATACGAGAGCCATCTTGTCGGCGTAGGCGAGGCGCTCCGCCCACGTCGTCTTTACCTTTCCCTTGCTCCACACGAATTCGTCGGTTTCAATGAGAGAAATATTCCCAATGCTCTGAATCTGGATGTCGCTTAATTCACGGACCATGACCATGCACGGCGAGCCCTTCCAGGGCACAGAGAGGAGATGGTTCTCCGCGGTCTCGATCTGTTCGATCGCGGTCTTCTCTTTCCGCCCCTTCCGGGCCCACCGTGCAACAATCACGACTACACCGTATCGATCGCCAGGGCGGCGTACTGCGCGAGCGTGAGGTACTCGTACTTCACGGCCGTCTGCTCGACTCCCTCCGCGTTCTTGTAGGTCGTCGCGGTGTAGGTGTAGCTTTTCTTTTTCCAGCTCTTGCCCAGGCTGTCGTCGCCCATGTCGCCGACGCAGTTGAAGACGGTCGTCTTCACGTATCCGAGCATCTCGCCGGATTTGTTCTCGCCCTCGCCGTAGTAGGGATTGTAGATCTCGATGGCGAAGTACGGCTTCACCGAATTGGAATTTGGGAAGGAGAAGGCCCCATTGGTGTCGATGGCGCCGCCCGAGAACAGGCGCATCAAGTAGAAGTCCTCGACGGTGTCGGAGAGCGCACCGGTCGCGCCCTTGAAGTATCCCTCGATGATGCAGTCGGTGTCGTTCCCGTTGGCATCCGTGACCGTGTCGGTCTCGTCCGCCTTCTTGTTCGGGACGACGGTGATTGACTCGAGGGTGTCGGACTTGAGGAACGAGGCGCCGATGCCGCGCCCGAAGCCAGCGAGTTCAGCGGCCAGGCCGTAGACCTGGGCATAGACGCCGGAGGAGTTCACGACCTTGATCCTGCCCGTGGTTCCGTCTACCGAGTTCGTCCAGCCTCCGCCGACAGTAGCCGCGGTGAACGCGGCTACCCAATCGGCAGCGGTGACCGCGTCTTCGTCGGCTCCCGACAGATCCATCGTGTCGGAGATCTCGGTGCCGTTGTCGAGCTTGAGCTTGATCGGGACCGCCGAGATGACCGCGTGGGCCGCCGTGAAGTCGAATGGACCGGCCCCACCCCAGACGCCTCCCAGAGCCGAGGTGGCTCCCGGGAACGTCCCGTTTCCGTTGTGAGGTATGAAGCGGACGCGCGATATGCCCCGCACATACTTGGCCGAAGATTTCAGAGCCATGATGTCCTCCTAGAAAAGCAATAGCGGCGCATAAAAACTCCGCTCCATCGATATCGTGTTGTCGTCCGATACAGCGGCAACACCCGACCATTCTTTCTCGTTCGGCTCCTCGATTTTGAAATGGTTCGTGTTCGAATCATCCGCCTCGAACCCGGTCAAAAGATGCGAGAGTTCGTGAAAGATGTAGTCATTGAGCGCGACCTGCGCGCCCTGGACCATGTGCGCAATGATCCGAAACCGCGTCTCGTTCCCCCGTGCCGGCTCCTGCTTCACGACGACGTAGGGAATGGCGGCCGGCTTCGTCCCGAAGGGCACGACGTTCTTGATGCTCCCCGTCTTTAGCTTGGCCACGATTTTCGTGATCATGTGGCGGCTCCGTAGATTTCCTCGAGGTCCTTACGGAACGGAGGATAGAATTTCTCGATGAGCGGGCGGAGCGCTTCATGCGCGCGGTCGTTCGCCAGTTCGAGGTAGACCCCGTATTCGACCATGTGGGCGATGAAGAAACCGAGCTCGTCGTCCTCAACAAAAGCGTCCGAGAAAACAGTCCGCGCGGCCGCGGTCGTCTGGTTGTCCCAGAATTCCCCAGGCCCCTGTCCGTTTCCCTGGCGCTGCCGGAATTCCGCGAGAATGAGCCCGGCGTAATTGAGGCAGAGCATGACCACGGCCGCCCGCTTCCGAGCGAAAATGGCTTCGATGTTCTGGCCCACAGTTTCAGCCATTGAAGACCCTCGGATTGTCCACTGTCTCCCGGTACTTGAGATCCACTACGAGAACGGACGAAAGGCGCGAAATCGCGTCCAGGGCTTCGAAATGCGTCAGCATGGGCCGATCCGCGACCGGGTTGCGGATGTACGCGCCTTGGCCTCCGGCTGTACCGCCTATGCCATTTCCGGATAAGTCGGAAGCGGACCCAGGAAGCGCGATGCCTCCGGATATTCGATGCTGACTCCCCTGGAATTGATCGAGGCTCCTGTCTACCGCGACAGTTCCGGAAGCTGGGATGCTGGGATGGTGGACGTTCCCCTGTTCCATGTCTGACTTGATATCCACGGTCAGCCCCCTGCCACCATGAGCTGGTCGATGAGGAACCCCTCCCGGACGTCGCCGCATTCGGCCAGGGCCTCCCGGGCCTTTTTCAGGTTACCGTTCCCGAATTGCGCCTCCTGCATGGCGTCGATGACCGCGTCCTGGGAATAGGCGAGCTGCTTGACCATCTTGAGCATGGCCTTGTTCGACTCGGCCGCGCCTTGGCGCGCTGCCATCCTGGCCTCGTCCATATCCTCGAGCTTCTTCTCGATCCGGGTGAGGATGGCGGTATGCTCCGCGACATAGGGCGCGCAGGCAGGCGCGGCAGCGGGCGCCGCAGGTTCTGACGCTCCCGCTCCCATGCCGATCTCACCGTCTTTCCCCTTCAGGCGGCCACCGCGCCCCAGGAACCAGCGCAGGAAGAGGAGGAGAAGGCCTAGGGCTGCCAGGGCGATGGTTCCAGCGATCCCGATTTCAAGCGGGGAGTCGATCTTGATCATGATGGAGTCTCCTCGGTGGTTGCGTCGTCTTCCGCGAGATAGTTCGACGGGATGGTGCTGAGCCGGTAGGTATACGCGGTCTCGGGGACAAGTCCGGTGTCGTGGTAAACCAAGGCGGTCGCGGCCACCGTCCCGATGATGGTGAAAGCGCCCGCCCCCGCCCTTCGCTCAACGGCGTACATGTCGACCGCCCCCGTATCGGACCAGGTAAGGTCGATGGCGGTGTCGCTGATGGCCGTTGCGGTGAATGCTATGGGGATCGATACGGGAACGGCCAATCCCTTCACGAGGGGCGCCTCGGATTTGTAGATGCCGCCGTGGCGAGAGAAAGAATTCACGGGGCCGACGGTCCAGGTGAACCCGAGATAGGAAAAGGTATCTCCCTCGAGAAGCGGGAGGTGGTAGTCGGTGAGGATGTAGAGCGAGAGATTCGTATCGAGGCCGGCCGGCTTGACGCCGTTGGCCTGTACGCCACCGCTTTCGTGCTGGATCCTGACCCGGGCCTTCGCTTGGGCCGCCGCGGTTCCGCTCCTAACGAACCCCCCGAACCCATCGTCGATGAGGGCGCATCGGTAGGGCGTGATGACGGTCGGATCCTCGGCGATGTGGGCGGTAACGCCGTCGCGGAGCTGGCGCAGGGCAGGGTTCATCCGTGCATCCCTCCGCCAATATGCGGATGCGTCCTGATCCGCAGGTAGCGTCCGCTTGATTTCCCGGCTTCGACCTTGGCCTCCTCGACCATGGATTCCGCGAGGTCCTTGTAGAATTCTTTCATCGTGGAGAGGTTCTGGTAGTCGGTTGAACCGGCTCCATCTGCGGTACGGGCGACGTACAGCCGTTGGCCGAGCTCGGCCATGATGTCCTTTATCACGCGTGGAGCCGCGCCGGCGACTCCGTAGAGGTCGATCAGCGTATTGAGACGGGTATCGGAGATGAGAACGTCTTTCGCTACCCAGGCAGCGAGGTCGACGTCGTAAACGTAGTAGACGCCCGTGTCGGCCTGGCAGTACGCGGTCTGCCGGGCGGGCGTGGTGATGGCGAGGCGCGCGGCCTCGGTGGCCACGGAGAGGATGGCGATGGCGCCGAGAGGATCTTTGATGCGGAGCCTGAGCTCAGCCGTATCCGCGAAAACTGCCACGCCGTCCTCCTTCCTCGAAAACCGGCCCCCGTTGCCAGGGGCCGGCGCGATTCAATTCAGGCCTTCCCGCTTAGGACGTCGGGAGGGTCACCTCGACGATCTCGCCGTACCCGGCGCCGAGGGCGGTACCGCTGTACGAGGATCCCATGAGCGCCTTCAGGTACGTGCCCTGGACGCGGTACCAGGCCCTCTCCTCGGTGGAGAGTTCCAGGACCGAGCCCATGCCCGTCTCCATGGTGAGGGGGCGCTTGTTCGCGACGACCGCGGCGCCGGGGACGAAGACGTAGCACTTGCCCGCGGTCACGCCGGGGTAGGACAGGGTCTTCTTGCCGATGACCACGCCGTCGTTGATGCCGCCGTCGTACTCGATGATGTTGGCGATCGGGAGGCCGGGCCGGTTCGAAGCGCGCACTCCGGAGCCGTTGCCGTTGAGCTGCCCGCGGATCACGTTCTCGATCTGCCAGGTATCGGCGCTGTTGCAGAGGATCGAGATCGAGGGGACCACGATCTTCTTGAGGGTCTGGATGTCCTTCAGCCCGCGCAAGACCTTGATCGCGTCAACGAAGGTGTTGTAGGTGTGCTCGTCCAGGGTCTGGCCGGAGGTGGCGTCGGCGGCCTGCTTCTGGCTGGCCACGAAGGTGGCGCCCACGATGTAGCCGATGATGGCGGCATTGCGCGCGTCGACGTCGGCGTCGATGGCGGCCTGGACGACCTTGTCCATGGTGAAGAAGCGGTTCCAGAGCATGTTCGCCAAGGAATCCTTCCAGCCCACGGCCTTGATCGCCAAGGTCAGGGTGTCGACGTCGCCCTCGTGCTGCTGGATGAGCGGGACCGCGTCGTTCTCGCCGGAGATGGTCGCCATCTCGCCGCGGAACTTAAGGACGTCCCGGAGGTTGATGACTTCGGCGAAGTCGAGGTTCGTTTCCTCGCGGGCGATGAGACCCGTCAGGTCCGGCGCCTCGAGGGCGCGGCGCGTGATGTCCAGGAAGAACTTCCCGAAGAACGCGTCGATGGCGGCGTACCCGGGATCGGACTCGGCGTTGAGCACGCGTCCGGCCTCGTCCGCCGACTTGAACGAGTTCACGATCCTGAAGCGCAGCCGCTCCAGATCGTCGCTGTTCTCGGCGACCTCGAACCGCTCGGCGAGCAGCCGGTGGTCCCTCGAGTGGAAGTTGGCCTGCATGTTCCCGCGGAACGCGAGAGCCACGTTGACCTTCTTGGCGATTTCCCTGCGCTCCTCGGCGAGGGTGGCGCTGTTGTAGATTTTCATGTCCTTTCTCCTTACGCCGTCATGAGCTTGCGGGTGTACTCCACCCAGACGCCGTAGATGTACACGGCGTCGCCGTCGTTGGTTCCGCCGAGCGTGAGCACGACGGACAGGGTGCCGGGGGCCTCGAGAACGCCGTCGGCGCCGCAGGTGAAGACCAGCTCCGTTCTCGTGGCGACGATCGCCGTAGCGGCCGTGTCCTGGATGTCCGCGTTCGCCAAGTCTCCGACCGCGCACGGGTAGACTTCGCAGTCCAGCGTGAGCGCGTCGTTGGCCGCGTCCTTGCCCACGAGGGCATGGACGGTGATGTCCGCGGTATCGTCCAGGTCCTGCGGGATGGGGGTCGTGAACTGGAGCGCCTCGCCGGACGAACAGTTCACGGGGATGGCGATGACGATTTCCTTGTTCGCCAGCTGGGCGAAGCCGGTGACGGTCGTCGCCTGCTTGGTGAGGGCGGTACCGTCCTCCATGGTGATGGACCCCAGCGGGACGACGATGGTCGCCTGGGCCGTCTTGGCGTCCACGTCCTGGGCGGCGACGGAGGCCGCGAGGCTGACGACGGAGGCCGTCACCAGGATCGGGGCGCAGCCGTAGAAGTCGATCACGCCGCCGGAGATCGCGGCGATGAGGTGGCCGACCAGGTAGTAGGTCGCGGTCGAGGTGTCCGAGAACTTCTTGGTGGTCGGGTCCCAGTAGACGGCCTGGCCCGGGGTGGCGAAGGTATCCTCGCTGCCGTTTACGAAGTCGGCGGCCTGAACCTTGCAGCCGTCGACGATCTGGAGCCCGCCCTCCGCGAGGGAGGCGATAGCTTCCAGGGCCACGAGACCGCGGCCAGCCATGACGGTGAATTCATCGGCGACGAGAGCGACTCCCGTCGAGTTGACGAGACGGAGGCTCGTCGCGGCCTCGCGCTCGATGTGTACGGTGCTGCCCATTTACTTCCTCCCGATCTTGTGGGTGACGATCCCGTCCCCGGCTTCGGTCTGCGCGCCGTCGCGAGACTCGCTGCGCAGGATCCTGTTGAACCCCGAGTTGCCGTCGGCGCGGTTGCGCGCGATGTCCAGCATGATCGGGTCCTTCTTCGCGTTCTCGATCGCGGCCGTGAGATCCTCGCCGCGCTTGCCCGCGCAGAGCTCCATGGCGCGGAGATGGAGCGAGTTCGGCACCTTCTCCTTCGCCACGTTCTCGATCTCCTTGGCCCCGAAGGCCGCGGTGACCGCGTTCTCGACGGTGGCATCGGCGTTGGCCTTGTTCTCGGCCAGGATTGCCTCGAGCCGCTCGAGGGGCTTATCCCCGAGCTTGGCGTTCAGCGCCTTCACGGTCTCCGCGTTCTTCTCGTCGGCCTCGTTCCGCAGGCTGGATTCGATCCCGAGATCTTTCACGATATCGGTGATTTTATCTTTGCCGTTGGCGATGAGGTTCGAGAGCAGGTTTACTGCCTCTTCTCTGTCTTCCACGGTTTTCCTCCCGTTCTTGGATTTGTCGATCATGGAGATGAGTTCGCCCAGGGCGGAGCGGTCTTCGACCGAAGCGCGGGAGCACAGATGTCTCAGCGCGGTGCGGTAGACGCGGTCGTTCTGGATGGGATCCCCGACGACGTTGGTTGATCTATCGAACTGCCCCGCCTCGATAAGCGCTTTCGCGGTATCGAAGTCGAACGGCAGATTGTGAGAGTTGACGGTCTGGGCCATCGCGCCGGCGCCGTACTCGACGGCGTCGTTTCGCTCGTAGCCCATGCTCGCGGTGAAATGGCGGACCTGGATCTTGTTTCCCTTGTCGTCGCTCTCGGTGACGACCTTGTAGTCGGGAGCGGTGACGAGGGAGAAATTGACGATCCCGGCCGCGGCGTCGCGGATGAATCCGGCGTTGTCGGTGAAGTCTCCGGATTTCGGTATGTAAACCTTGAGGTAGATGGTCCCGCTTTTCTTGTCATCGTTCTCGTCGATGCGGCCGCCGATGGTGTAAAAATCGCTCGCCGGGCGGGAGGTGTATTCATGGCCGCGCTTCGATCCAGGGATAGGCCGCTCCTTCATGACGTTTAGGAACGACTTGAAGAAGCTGCCGTCGTAGACACCGCCGGATCCCTTAGCCGGGAAGTCGATGGCCTCGACCTTGATAAAGGGATCGGCGTCTCCCTTCGAGATTGCTTCCCAGGCCTTGTTCGGGATAAGCGTCAGGATCGTGTCGGACGAGGGAAGCGTCGCCTTCGACCGGGCGTAATTGAAAACGATCACGCCATCGGGCGCCTTGTTCTTTATGCGTTTCATCGCCATCCTCCTCATGCCGCGGCCTTGTACTGCCCGGCGTACCATTTGTCGAGATAGTCCACGTCCTCGCCCTTAGCCCAGCGCGCGAGGTCGGAAACGAATTCGCTTTGATCGCGGAGATGCGGAACGATGGCGCAGAAGCAATTCGGATGGGGATAGGTAGGGACCTGGTCGGCCTCGTAGGGCCCACCATCCGCGAGCGCCTGGCAGTCGCAGTTCCAGTCCTGGCGTCCGGCCTGAAGCACCCAATCGAAGAGGCCGTCGCATCCAGGGTTCATCCGTCCGGCGAGGACGGCGGAATCTTGGAGGGACGCGTAGAGCTCAGAACGCACGAGGCGCACGGCCCGCCAATCCACGTTCTTCGGGATCCGCTTGGCGAACTCGGCCGTGCCTCGCTCGAGAGTCCCCCAGCGCTGAAGAAGCGCAACCTTGCCGTCGGCGGCGTAGACCTGGATGTCCTTCGCAATCTTGAGCGGGTCCCTGCCCTGGGCGATGCCAGCCGAGATCGTGATCCGCATGCGCTCGAGCCAGTCCGCCCGGACGCCGTCTCCGCCCCAGATCCGCGTGCTGAAGGTCTGCTTGTCGCCCCAAAGCCTGGAGACGAGCGAGGCCATGACGCGATCGTGAACCCCGGCGATGAGGCGCGACATTCCGGCGGCCGTGATGTCGTCCGCCCCTGCCCTCGATGCCGCGGAGAGAACGTACTGGGCGTCGACCCCAGGGAGGAGGTCGGCCGTCCCGTCGATGAGAGCGGTGGTCGAGTCCTCGGTTCCGGAGGCAAGCGCGTCGGCCGTCCTCGACAGCCGCGCGGCGATGTCCGCCCATCGTTCTGTCGTGAGCTCCGATAGCCCGCGATCGAGCGAATCCTTGACGACATTGGCCGCCTCATCAGCGGCCTCACGGTAGATGGCGGCGATCTTGCGCCTGGTCTCGAGATCCATGCGCGCTGCCTGCCGGCGGGCCGCGGTGTATTTCCGGGCATATTCCCGAGCCGAAAGCGTGGCGTCGTTCGCGATGATCATACCGGGGAACGCGATGATGTTGCTCATGGCGTCGCTCCATCGCCGCTCGTCATTCCGACTTCGAGGGCGGTGAACGGGTCAAGCCCGAGGAACTGCTTATGCTTCGCCATCTCGGAGATCCCCGCGATGAACTCTTCGTACTTTCCGGGCTCGGTCTCGGGGAAGTTGAGTTCCCAGAGCGTGAAGAGCTGCTTCGGCGTGCAGGATCCCGAGGCGACAAGGGCCCCCGCGGCCTGGCTGAAGGAGAGAAGGATCTTTGACTTCGTCTCGGCTGATACAGCCTCGAGCCGGTTCCAGCCCATGGTGTACGGGGCGTAGGAGGTGAGCCTCGACTCGGACATGACGGCGAGGCTCCCGCGGATGAGTTCGTCCCAGGGCCGGGAGAATTCCTTGCGCTTGGTATCCGCGTACTTGACCGCCTGCTCGAGCTGGGTATCGGTCGAGGCATGGTTCCCCGTCGCGAGCGGCCCCCAGAAAAGCTCCGGCGCTCCCGTGCCTTCCACGATCGTCAGGAAGATGCGTTCGAGCGCCTTCTCCATCGCGGACGTGGCGTCGCTGCCCATGAACTCGTAGGTGGTGCTTTCCTCGCCGGATCGATTGATGATGAAATCGCGGGCTGATATGTCGACGCTTTCGAGGGCGCTATCGTCCAGCCCGTTCTCTTCCAGCCATCGATCCGGGTCCTTTGCGGTCTGAATCTGCTTGACCTTGAACTTCGCCAGGGTCTCGCTGATCCGGAACGATATGTCGTGGTAGTCCTTCATCGATCGGATCACCCGGGCGAACAGGGAGTATCCGCGGAACTCGCCCTCGTCGGCGTCGTTCGCAAAATTGATCGGAAGGATCCCGGACACGTTGCGGGCCGAGAAATCTTGAACCGACGCGGGCTTCTGTCCGAACCATTTCACGTCGACCTGTGACCGATCGAAGCGACGCTTCCGCTGGACGTTGACGATCTGGTTCTCGCCCGTTGAAAGCTTGATCATCTCATCGACGAGAATGGCCGTCGCTTCTTCGCTCGCGACGTCGGCGAGGATGTCCGATACCGATGAATCCGAGATCGATTCCCATACCAACCGATCGGACTTGGAATCGTAGCGCGGCCAGCGCCACGCGTTTCCGACCACGAGCGCGCCTCGATGGGTTCGGGCGATCCGGTCGGCCATCGTCGCCATGATCTCGTCGAGGGCGTCCTGGGTTTTCTGGTCTTCTGAATGCGGCGTGGGGTAGCCCATCATCTGGGTCAGGAGGTTGACGGGGACGAAGCAGAGCGGGGACGAGAACTGCAGGCCGGCGAAGTTGCCGTGGTAGAGCCCGCGGAGCATTTCCTCGTTCGACTGGAATCCGCCCGTGAGATCGCGCTTGCCGCCGCGCTGCATCCGACGCGTCGGCTCGTTCTGCTCTTTGCCCTGCCCCCACGAGAAATGGAATCGGCCCCAGTCAATCGATCCGCTCATGACTTGAACCTCCTCGCAAGGGCTGAGCCGACGGCGGTATTAGCGGGGGCGCTTCCGCGCTGCACCTGATACCCTGCCGACAGATTGTCGACTTGGTCGTCGTGGTCTTTCCCGGATCCGTCAAATCGCAAGAGCTCGTCGATCCAGTCGTTGTTCCACTCGCCGCGCTTGACATGGACATGGCCGGGAGCCGCGAAAATCGGCTCGAGCGGCGTTGCCCGCGCGCCCTTGTCTCCCTGCTCAATGATCGCCGTCCAGGAGAATTCAGGGAGCGCCTTCTGGATGTACTCGAAGGCGTCCTTCGCGTCGAGCGAATGCCCGAGGGCCTGCCTGACGTAGACGCCGTCGGCCTTGGCGACGCCCTCGATGATGGGATCGCGACGGGCCGCGCCCTCGCGAGTGCGGGTGACGTTGGCGACGTAGAGATGCGGCACGTGGTCGCCGGGCTCGTCCTCGAATGCGAGGAGCGTCCCGCTCGTCCAGTCGGGATCGTCGCCGGCGCGTTGCTTGGCCGTGTGCGCGAGGTCCCATACGCGCATCCAGCGCTTGGTCGTATCGACGCGCATCTCGTCCTGCCAGTCGATCGTCGAAAGATCGAACCGGCCTCCTGTTCGAACGATGGGGTTGCAGTCGAGCAGGGCTGAGGCCGAATAGGGCCCGAGCGTCGCATACTGCGAGCGATACCAGGCTTCGTCGAATCGCTCGAGGAACAGGTACTTTCCGGGGTAGGATCCCTCGCCCTTGTAGTCCGCGGCGCGCGCCGGGAAGGTGAGGATCCTGAACTGCGGGAAGTCGGGGTTCTCGGTCATCTCGCGCTTTATCCGGCCGTTGATGTCGTCAACATGCCATTGGGTTGCGAGCACGATGCAGATGCAGACCGGCGCGCGGCGGGTCATGAAGTCATCGGTGAATGCCGCCCAGGTCTTGTCGCGGAAGACGCGGCTCTCGGCATCGGCGCGGCCGGCGCAGTAATCATCGAGCACGCCGAGGTGGAACCCGTTACCCGTTAGGCCGGACTGAAGGCCGGAGGCGTAGAGTCGGCCGCCCGTCGGCTGCCCGGTATCGTCGACGAGGACCCAATCGTTTTTCTTGTTCGTCTCGCTCGAGAGCAGGACCTTCGGATAAAGAGCGCGATACCTGGGCGAGCGGGCGATATTGCGTCCGAACGTCGAGAATGATGCAGCCAGATCGGCCTGGTAGGATACCTGCAGGACCTCTTTGTCGGGGAACTCGCCCAGGAAATGCGGCCCGAGGTAGCGGCTGACGAGGTCGGTCTTTCCCGATCTCGGATGCACGGCGATCAGGATGTACGTGGACTCGCCGCGGCGGAAACGCTCGATGGCGCGGTCGATCTCGGCGCAGATGCGGCGCGTGTGGAAGCCGTGAAGGAACGGCTCTTTTTTCATCCAGGCGTAGTCCATGAACGCTAGATGGCTCAGGCGAGCGGTATCGCGTGCCTCCTCCTCGAGGAGGGCGAGGAGTTCGATCTCCTCGTCAACTTCAAGGCGTTCGGCGACGTGGCTCATTCGGCGCCCTTTTTCTTGAGCAGCTCAGCGATGCGCGCCTTGCGTTCGTTCGGGGTGAGAAGCGAAACGTCAACAGGCCCGCCATCGGGCCCGGTCACTTCGTGGCGATTGCGCCACCGCGCCGGCCGGCGGTTGTTCAGCCAATAGATCTGGGCCGTGACGTCTGGCGGGCAATGCTCGACGGTCGCCAATCGCTCAACGTGAGAGCCGAGTCCCTGCCCATCGCTGACCGTAAGGATTTTCTCGGAATCGTAATTATAACCAGTTGCCCGCTGGAAAAGACTTGCCTCGACAAGATCGTCCGGGCCGTCCTTCCCTCGCTTTAGGGACTCCGAAAATTCTGGGTGCTGCTTTTTCCAGAGGTGCAGCGTTGACTCGGCAACCCCAAGCTTCTCGGCGATCTGCTTATCGGTCCGGCCGGCCGTAGCCCAGGCTTCGGCAAGCGCAGGATGAAATCCAGGATCGTAATCGGTCGGCCGTCCGACCTTCGGCTTCTCGGCGGCAGTCCTCTTCGGCGCGCTCTTTGGCGTCGTTCGCGCGATAGAGGGTGCCGAAGCACGAGCGCGCGTCTTCGCCGCTACTTTCCCAGTAGCAACTTTTCGCGCGCTCGCCTTCGTCTTTCCTGCCGCCTTAGCCTTGGCCACCAGTTCCGCCTTTGGCTAGTCCCCTAGCCTCTCAGTTCGGAAGGTGCGCCGATGAAACTATTTTGGCAAGCCCCCTATTTTCAGCCCTTTTTGCTTGCTCTATTCGCGCTTTATGTATCAATCGTCGCAATTCAAGCGCGCTTTATGTATCAATCGTCGCGATACGTGCAATTTAATTACACTATCCGCAATATATTTCACCATACGATTTTCGCATTTTTCTGCATTTTCTTCCCGAAACCTCTCATCAGGCCGAGGATTCCGCCCGCTCCTTGAGCCATTCGCCGAACTGGACGTCGTATTCCCAGAGGGCGCCGCAGGCTAGGCAGCGGCCGCCTCCGGGTATCATCTCTGAGATCTTCCCCTGCTTTTCGCAGTCGCAGGACGGCGGATCGGGGATAGAGGCCTTCGGGCGTTCCTGTGTTTTCTCTGCGTTCAGAGCCTTGAAAGCTGCTATCACGTCCTCGTCGTGCATGATCTTCCTGGCGTAGGCCTCGGGATTTCCTGGCTGCTTCTTCCGGGCCTTCACTCGAGCCAGGGCGAAGGCGAAGAGGTCGTCTTCCGAGGGGGAAATCTCTGAAAGGGCAGCAGGGGGATTTTCGCTTTCTCGCGCGTCCCCTCCTCCCCCCTTACGTAGAGATTTCGGAGAAAAGAGAACCTCCTCTTTCTTTTCAGTTTCACCTTCCCCTTCCTTTCCCCTTCCTTTCCCCTTCCCCTTGTCGGCATTTCCATGGAGTCTATCGGGATTTCCACGGAGGTTATCGGCTTTTCCTCCGAGGAAATCGCCTTTTTCTGGGGGGATATTTTCTGGCATGAATTTCGGGTAGGTAATACCAGGGAGATAATCGAGGCAGGTACGCTTCAAAGTATCCCTGGCAATCTTGAAATATCGCTTCTGAATTCCCCTCCCTGTGATGACTCCATGGGCCTCAAAAATAGCCCTATCGAGGAGCTCTTTATCGAAAAGATACTCGATCACTTCATGGACCCATGCCACCTCTTCTTTGATCTCGTCAGCGAAAAGAAGCTCGGTCTCTTCGTTCCAGATGCGGTAGTAATTTTCCCTGTAGATCGAGGACCAGAGCTCGGTCAAAAATCCTGCCCCGCGGCAAGCGCCGAACTTCGCCTTCACAAGTTTTACGGATGTATCCCATGCAGTATCGAGAGGAAAGTAGTCGAGGCCTTTTTCTGCGATGCGTCCCATGTATTCCCCCAGTACTAAAACTCAGTCTTTCCCTTGATCGTCACCGTGATCCGCGTCTCGCTCGATCCGTACTTATCAAGCCATTGATTCGTGAACACTATTCCGTGATCGCATTCGTGATCGATCCCGATCTCAATGGGCCCAAAGAAAAGCGCCGCCCCTATTTTGAAATCCCCGCGGTAGGGAAGGAATGAAAGCCCGGATCCGTGATACTCGTAGATCTCGGCGGACCCATAAAGGCGTAAGCATTTGAAGGCCTCGGCGTTGACGCCTAGTTCGGCTACGTAAGCGGTCTCCAGGAGCTTCACTGTGACGACGTCTGCCTGCTCGTAGATGGTCTCAGATTGCTTTGGAACGATGCCGAGCGTGAGATACCACGCGACGATTAGCCAGGGCATGACCCCTCCACGATCTCAACGGGGTGGCCTGGTAGAGGCATCCAGTGGGTTGGGTTTGATGTAAAGGACTCTACTCCTATCCAATCATAAAAGCATCTATGATTAGAATTGTAATACCCAATGTGTATGCGTTTTGCGTCCCGGTCGTATATGAGTATCCATTCCGATTTTCCATTGCCACCCGTTTTTGGCAGTCTATTGCTGACATTTACCCATTGCCTCTCCTCTATAGCCGAGACGAGGAGTGCGAGGGCTTTATCCCCATCGTCGGCATAGTTTAAAAAATACATGGCTTTTTCTACCCTTACTTTCGCCGCCTCAAGCTCAGGGCTCATGCCGCCCTCCTTTTCTGCTTGCTAACCGGTCGCGCCGGTCGTATCCGCCGCTTTCGCTGGTACACGATACGCGCGTCGATCTCGTCGAGAATTTCCTTGATGATCTTGTCGACGGGATCGGCGGCGTAGTGGGTCATGGTTCCTTCTCCAATAGCTCAGGCTGTACCGCCCCTGGGCCCAAGACTTCCTCGTCGAACATTTTCTCAAGCTTCGCGCGTTCGACCTCGGGGATCTTGTATTTCTTCATGAGGTCAAACGCGGCGAGCTTCATCCATGCTGACTCGGGATGCCGCCCGCCGACGTGCTTGTACCTGGCGTAGATCCAGGCCTCGCGGTATTCGTCGAGGCGGAGCGAGTAGGAGATCCCGGGGACTTTCACGCCGCCTTCTCCTTCTGTGAAACGCGCGGCCCCAGCGTCGCAACGTCGATCGTCTGCTCGACCATCGCCTGCAACTCGGTCGAATGGGTAACGATGATGGTCTGGAAGCGCCCGCTCGCCGAGTGTTCGGCTTCGAGCATGCGCAGGTACATCATCCGCGATTCGGGATCCAGGGCTCCGTCGGCCTCGTCGAGGAACACGGTCTGGAAGCGCGTACCCGTGTTCCTCGCCCTGATGATGGCGAAGGCCGCGTACAAGGCCTTGCGGATCCAGACGGCCTCTCCGCCGGAAAGCGTTGCGATCTCTTGCTCGTCGCCGGTCTCGGTATCGAGGACGAAAATCTCGAAATCCTCGACCTGCTTGGTCTTCGATCCCTTTCCCGCGATCCTTGTGGTCCTGAACTCGAGCTGGTAGCGGCTCCCGAAGGCGCCCGAGAGGATCTTGTTGGCCTCATCGGAGATGGACGGCGCGAGGGCGTCGAGCTTAAGCGCCGGGATCCCGTCGGGCCCGAACGCGCGTTCGAGGATGCGCCAGTCGGCGAGTTCAAGCGCGGCCGTGTCCTTCTTCCGTTTCGCCTCCTCCTGCGCCTCAAGGCGCTTCGCTGCGGCTTCGATCCCGCGGGCGGCGCTCTCGGCGGTAGCCTTGGCTGCAGCCGATTCGGCCATCAGGCTCGAAAGGCTGGCCCTGGTCGCGTCGAGCTCGCGATCCTTGAACGCAAGCTCGTCCTTCGCCTTCTGGACCGCTTCCGTGGTCGCCTTGATGCTCAGGCCCTCTGACTCGAGCCGCTCCAGGCGGTCATGTGACTCGTCGATCCGGCGGGTAGCCTCCTCTATCCTGACGTCGGCCTCGTCTGCCTTCCGGATCGTCGTCTCGGCTCCGGCGCGGTCAAGGAAGGCAAGCGCCTCCTCGACCTCTTCGAGCCGATCCTCGCGAGCGTACTCCTTGAGAACCGGCGTATCCGGGAAGAGAACGGCGGCGACGGCCGCCTCGGCCTCGGAAACTGCTTTCCGGGCGTCCTGGACCTCGCGCTTGAGCTTCCCGACCTCGACGGATAGGATCTCCTGGGCCCGCCTGAGATCCGAGAGCTTGTCCTCGGGGAGCCGTTGGCCGCAGGTAGGGCACGATTCGACGATGGGCCCGGAGAGCTTGCCCTCGGCCTTCGCAAGATCGGCTTCCTTGCGGGACAGCGCCGATCGCTTCGCGTCCAGGATGGCGCGGGCCTCGTCCTGCTTTCCGCGGGCTTCGGAGACCGCGACCTGGTAGGCCCGCTCCGCTGCCCGGTTTTCGCCCTCGACGTCCGCCTTCTCCGCCTTGAGACTCGCGAGCTCCGTCTCGTATTCGCCGATCTTCCCGAGCTGGGTTTCGGCTTCCACCCTCCCCGCGGCCGCGCTTCGGAATCCCTGGACCGCCTCGTCCTCGGCGTCGATCGCCCGCTGCAGGTCCGTGATCTCGCGGAGGATCTGGGCCCGCCGCGCCGCCTGCTGCTCGAGGGTCGATACCGTGCCGGCCAGGCCTTCCCGCTCAGCCCTGAGCCGGAGCCCGGTTTCCGTCGCCAGCGCCGCGCCCTGGTCGGCGCGTTCCGCCTTGGTTTCGGCTTCGGCTTTCTCGGCCTCAAGCCTGGCGATCGTCTCCGGCACGTCAGCGGCCGCTGCGATGGTCGCATCAAGCCCCTGGATCTCCCGGTCCAGGGCATCGCCCTTGGTCTTAGCCGTGCCGCGGAGCTCGTCGTAGTAGTCGATGCCGGAGAGCTCGCAGAAAAGGGCTTTCCGTTGGCCCTTGGTGGCTTCCGAGAGATCGGGGGCGTACTTCGTCGGGCGCTGGGTAGCGAAGGCCGTCCGGAGGTAGAGCTCGAGCGAGCCGAAAAGATCGGCGATCGCCGCCTCGTATGGTTCCTTCCTCCCGTTCGTCCCCGGGTATGGCTCGAAACCTGCGCCCTTGTCGACGGAGAGGAAGTACTCGGCGCCGCCCGAGGCGATCTCGGCCCGGATGGAGATCTGGGCATGGTAGCGCCAGCCCGTCCGCTCGTCGGTGAAGTAGAGATCCCGGAAGGAATCCGCGAGGCGGAAGTGCTCCTTGAGCACGCCGTCCCGGGTGAGCATGCACGGCCAGGGGTGGAGGTTCTCGAGGAGGGTGGTCTTCCCCGCCCCGTTCCCGCCTACCAGGGCCAGGACGCCCGGTCCGTAGCTCGATAGGTCGAGGTCGATCTCGTCCTTCTTTGACTTCTTCCAGGTGCCGACAGCCCCGCGGAGTACGAGGCGGTCGATCCGGATATGCGCGCCGGCCGTCCCCCGGGCCTGCTCGAGGATGAGTTCGTCGGCCTTCTTGAGGGCGTTCTCGGGGATGGTGACGCTGGAATTCTCGCCCCAGATCACGACCTCCTCCCGGAGGCTGGCGGTCTCGGCGATCTCCGCCGCGCGGACCATCTCCGTCGGGAGGATGTTCAGGGTCACGCGGGAGCCAGGAAGGGCGCCCTCGCGCTCGATGGTTCGCTCCCAGAAAGATACGTCGACCGCTTCATCGCGCTTCGCCGTGTATTCGAGCCAGACCAGCTTGCCCGCGATCGATTCGGACGGAGGATCCCAGGAAACCTTGTCGCCGGTCTTGATCGCAACCTTGACGCGCTGGGGATGGGGGAAGTCGATGCGGGAGAGCTTGAATTTGAATCCGTCGACTTTATCCATTGAGGAATCGAAGGGGCTTAGCTCAAGGATATTCCGCCCGATCTCCACCAGGTTGCAGCCCGCCTTGTGCGTCTCGCCCCAGCTCGCGGGGTAGATGCTCCCCGGGTAGTAGGCCGGCAGGTCGCCGACCTGCTGGGGCTCGTGGATGTCTCCCAGGGCCAGGTAGTCGGCCCCGACGGCCGCAAGGTCGTCGCGCGAAACCGCGATCCCGGAGCCGGCCTTGTAGCCCGTCCCGGTTCTGGCGCCTGAGACTTGCCCGTGGTAGAGTAGGACGCAGGGGAGTTCGGCGTGCTCTCTTCTCATCCCGCCAAGGCCGAGAAAGAGGGCTCGCATCGCAGCGCGTACGGCTTCGTCGGACGCGTCCTTCCCGGTGGCTTCCTGGTTCGCCAGGAGCCACTTTTTATTTGGCTCGGGTACTCCGAATAGGAGGGCCACGTCGCGGTCCTTGATCGAATAATCTCGGATGATGGTCCGCGATTTGTCCCCGGCATGGCCACCGAGATAGTAGGTCTTCCCCGGCCGCAGGATCGTGATGCCGAAGGAGCAGGTAAGCCGCTCAAAGACTTCGAGCGATCCAGGGGCATCATGCGAAGGGGTTCCGTAAATGAGCGCTACCGGCGCGAGGTCCGCCAGGCGCTGGATCCTTCCCGCCAGGGCGTCGAAGATATCCCGCTCCGTGTTCTGGAGCGGCCCGTCGGCCAGGTCGCCCGAGATCGCGATGAGATCGACGCCAGCGGCCGACGCTTCGACGACGTCGAGTGAGGCCTGGACCTCTGCCCAATGCTCGCGGCAGGCATGGACGTCTGCTAGGTGGATGATCTTCATTAGGATGCCTTCTTTCTGGTGGCGATGATTCCCGCCGCCTTTTCCGCCATGCTCCGCAGGATGATCGGATCCTTCGGGGTCTTCTCGAGTACGCCGATGCAGGACTTGAGGCCCTCGTCCCTGAGGTATCCCGACGCGACGGCGCTGATGATCGAAAGCGACGGCTCGAGCACGGTGACCTCGATCTCGTCCCGGTCGATGATCGCTTGGGCGAGCCGGGCCGCTTCCTTGTTCTCAGACAGCGTCCAGTCCATGAGCGCGTTGCGGATCTCGCCGATGAGTTCGGCGTCCTTCGCCGGGGTCGCCCGCTCGCGCTCGAGGTGGAAGTCGTCTTCGCCTGCCGGCGTGGTCCTATGCGAGGCTCCCTCGGCCGGCTTCATGTCCGGCTCGCGTTCTTTCGGCGCCTGGATCTGCGGGACGCCCTGCGGGCCGTAGAGCGCCGCGACGTTCCCGCCCATGCTGTCGAGCATCCGGTTCATGACGAGCTCGTTCTTGGCGTTGACGATGATCCGGGAGAAGAGGAAGGTCTTCGTCATGGTATCGACCGCGTCCTTCGAGAACAGGTTCTTGAAGCCGGTCTGCATGCCGAGGATGGAAAGCGTCGCGCGGTTCCTGGCGCCCGTGTTCGCCCTCTGCCTTGCCACCTTCTTGAGCTGGATCCGCTCTTTCGCGAGCTCGGCATCGGTATAAGGTCGCGATCCAGGGCGGTTTCCGACCTTGTTCTCCCAGTCGGCCTTCCCGTTGAGCTTCATCTCCTCGAGCCGGACGTCGACGTCGAACTCGTACTCGCAGACGTCTCCGAGGACGTGCTTACCGTCGGGCCCGACGACCATGCCCTGCGAGCGCCCGACGTAGCACCCGTCCCCCTCTTTCCTGGTGGATTCGGAGACCTGGTTATAGGACACGCCGGCCGCCGCCGCGAACTTGTCGAGGGTCTCCTTGCGGGGCATATACGATCCCGCCAGGTCGTGGAACTCGTCCTTCCTGACCTCGATCGCCTCGATGTGAACCTCGAGGAGCGGCGAGAGTTCCTCGAGATGGGATTGCTTCACGAAGCTCTTCGCGTTCGGGAATTTCGCGATGAACTCGCGGGCCTTGTCGGGGGTCATGATTCTCTCCTTCGCGGCCTCAAGCCGCATCGAATGCGTCGACCATCGAACCCGGGTCGACATTCGGGCAATACGATCCATCGCAGATTTCCGTGAGCGCGCAGCGTTCGCAGGGCAGAAGAGGATTTCCGTCCTCAGCGAACCCGAGCGCCGCCTGTACTTCGGCGATCGTCGTCGGCGGATCCTTGAAGAAATCGCGCCAGGCGGCCTTCGCCTGATCGGGGATGCGCTCAGCGAGCGCGTTTGTGTCCATCATCTACAGCTCCTTTCGACGATCTTGATCTTGATGTTCTCGCCGATGATCGCTCCCTCGGGCCCGTACAGGTTCAACTTGTTCCGGACCTCGTCGGCGAGCCAGTAGTGGGTATTTCCGTTCTTTTTAACCGTGAATGAAAACCAATCGCACTTGAAGGTGTCGATCTTCTTCAGGCGCATCTCATCCTTCGCGGTCTTATCCGGGACGGCCTTTCCCGCGAGGATGTAGCAGACCTTTTCCAGGTCATCCGTTACCGTCGGGGTGCCGTAGGAATAGCCAAAGATCGTGGAGTAGTCGCGCGTTGAGAGGATGAAGCGCTCGTCGATCCCGTTATTGTTCCGCTTCTTCTCGGGCGCCCTATACCCGCTTCCGGTGTGGTAGGTCCCCTCCGTAATCTCCGCGAAGACCTTCTTCACGAGGATACGGACGTTGTCCTGGATGAGGCCCTTCAAGGAGGCCAGCCAGGCCTCAGCGTTCTCCTGGGTGAACTTCGGCGTGCGGCACTGCGCGATTTCCTCGCGCATCTTCTTGTGGTCCGTGCAGAGCATGTACTTTTCGAGGCTGAAAAGCCGAGAGAGATAGGTCCAGCACGCCTGGTCGACGCTCTTCTCAGCATCGTCGCAATGGTCGAAACGGTAGAACCGGTAGCCCTCGATGAGTTCGAAGTCCTTCCCGATGAGGTCGTCGAGCCCGAACATAGCCTTGGCGTTGGCCATGATCCGCGCCTTGATCGCGCAGAGCCCGGCCACGTCAAGGCGGACCTGGGGAAGGTCCTCGGAATTGTCATCGAATCGGTCCAGGGCGGTCATCCGCTACTCCTTCACCAATTTGCCGCCCACGCAGTAGGCCTTCCTGCGCCCCAGGAAATTGAGGTTGATCCATTTGACCGAGCCACAATCAGGGCATTCGAACTTCGCCGACCAGTTCTTGGAGCTGTAGCGGAGGTTCTCGTTAAACGGCTTTACCCTGACCATTTCGACCTTATCTGCGCTCATGCTGGCCTCCATGGCTTATACTATATCCCATTGTATACCATTGTCAAGGCTCGTTTGACATTTATTTTTCCCCGTGTTATCTTCTTGTCATGGAATGCACGACACTGTATAATGGGCCGATGACTAAGCAGGTGGCCTACAGGTTGGAGGAGGAGCTTCTGGACAAGATCAAGGAGCTCGCCGCCAAGGAAAACCGCAACGGCTCCAACATGGCCGAGACGCTTCTCTACGAGGCTGTTATGCGTAGGGTTCCGTCCTGGAAGCCAAGGAACGGCCCGGCTAAATAGCCCCTTCATACCGGGTACTTCTCCTTAAGCCAGGCCCACTGCCTGGCCAGCTCCTCCGTCGTGCAGTCCTCCCGCGACTTTCCTCCTACCGTCTCCTTGAGCTTCCGAAAAAGGATCTTCGACATGGGCCCCTTCGACCCCGGCCGCATCCGCCCCAGGACGATCTCGAGATGACGGGCGATCTGATTCCGGAGGAGGTGCTCGGCCGCGGAGGGCGTCAGGCCCCCGTCGGGGCGGGCCGTCTCATAGGATGCCGCTTCCGGATCATCGAACGGCTCGAACGTCCCGCCGCTCAGCCGGATCGCCTCCGACCGCAAGGGCTGGATCCACTTCCGGGCCTGCCCGCCCTGCCCCTCCGATTCCTCGCCGGCTGTACCGCCTTCGCGCTCAGCGCGGTCCTTTAGGGCTTGGACCTGCTCCGCCTCAATGGAGGCGATTGCGGCGCGAAAGCGTTCGTCGTTAGGCCCATAGACGAATCCGGCTACCTTCCCTGGCGCGGTGCGGTTGGAGCGGGCAAAGCATTGCTCCAGCCAGGGGATCGAGCGGATATGGGTGAGGCAGGCGATATGGGTGACGGCAGGGACTGAAAGTCCTTCGTAGCACATCCCGACGCTATCGAGGGCGTCTACTTCAGGCGGGGCCTGCCCCTTGAAGCGGGCGATCGCCTCGCGCGCCGCCGCGTCATCGTCAGAGGTGGCAATCAAGGCGTCTATTTTCCGACGGTGGAGGTGGTCCTGGTAGGTCTTGGCCAGGGCGATAGACGGCGCGACGACCAAAAGCTTCGCCCCCGGATAGACCGCGGCGCGGTGGCGGCGCCAGTCGGCGACGGTCTCGTCCAGGAGCTCGAGGGCGTACTCGGTCCGGAGCGCGGTGAAGAGCGCTTGGGAGGCGTAGTCGCCCCCGGCCAAGGATCCGGCGGAGCGGTGCCCCCCTTCCTCTTCCCATTCGGTCCTTCCGTCCAGGTATCGGAATTCCACCGGGACGATGGCGCCCTCCCGGAGCGCATCACCGCGGGAGTAGATGACCGCGGCCTTGTTCGGCCACAAGAAGACCGGCCGACCGACCTGGTAATCGATCCCGGCAATAGCCTGCCCGTCACCACGCGCGAAGGTACCGGAGGCATAGACGACCAGGCCAGCCGCTTCCTCTAGCGGAGCGATAGCGGTATCCCAGGGCCCTCCCTGAAGTCGGTGATGGGGTTCGTCGAGGAAGAGAATGAACCGGCGCCCGCGGAGCGCCCGCCGGTGGAATCCTGGATCTGCGACGATGGCCTGGTAGGTGGTGATGTAGCCCGCGTATCCTCTGAATGGATCGCCCGAGTTCCCGGCCGCGCGGATCCTGAACCCGCGCTGGCTCCAGGAGGCGAAGTCTCCCTCGCCCTGGTCGCGAAGGGAATTCCTGGGGACGACCCAAACGATCGAATCGAAAGCATTCCCTCCGATGAGGATGTCAGAGAGGATCGGAGGAAGCGCGCTTTTCCCGCCGCCAGGTGTAACTGCGGCGTAGATCTTCGTGATCGCCTCGCCCTCATGGATCCTCCAGGCCAGGGCTTCGATCTCGGCTTGGTGCTTGCGGAGGATCACGCCTCGACCTCGACGCGCGCCGATTCGGCCATAGCAATGAGGATGTCACGGAAGGCTTGTGGAGTAGCCGATGCGGCCTTTCCGCTTAGGCGCTTGCGCCCATCGTCGACCTTTGTATGGTTCCCGCACCATGAAACTAGGGCCGGTAACTCTCTATGGATATCAGCCCCGCCGCTCGAAACATAGGCGACCACGGCGTTGTCCGGCGTCATCCCCCATCTTAGTGGCGGCGGATAGATCCCGTAGGCATAAAGCCATGTCGCCTTTTTCGCTAGATGGCCATAGTGCCATTGCTCGATGTGACAAACCCATCCGCCCTCTATCGTCCGTTGCCATGGCCCAGTCGGAGCCGCTATCCCATGCGCCGCGAAGGCCGCCGAATACGCTGGATGCTCGAGAACGCCGCCCCATTTACGAACCGACGCGAGGGCTGAAGCAAAGCATCCGCCATCGGCGCCTCTCTTGTACCCTCGGGTCGCTTCGACGAGGCCAGCGAGCCGACACCAGCGCGCGCAGGGCGGATGCGCGACGACCGGCCAAGGCCCATCGTAGAGCCGAGCATCCCGCGCTTCGTCCCATGGGTCTACGTTCGGGATGCCAAAATAGGCGCCGTTGGTTTCGACGAAAAGGGCCGCGATCATCCCCTCCGCCTCTGCATGCACTTGACGCATTCCTCCGTCGTCACCATGCCCCGCGACGAACAGGACACCCGGTGAAGGTGGGCATCGATGCGGACTAGATCGACGCAGGAGGGCGACGGCTTCGGCGGGTTCGGGACGATATTTAGGATGTCTTTCATGATCCCCTTTCGCAAAAAAAAGGCAGCCGAGCGCGGGCTCAAGGAGTTACCGACCGCGCCCGGTCTGCCTGCGCCTTACGATGCGCCGGGATGGTGCGGCCGCTTGGCTTCGGTCCCGTCCCCGTTTTACGATCTCGCCGTCGCGAGCCATTTATTGCCGGAGTCCATATAAATGGGCCCCTTTACTGTTTCCGCTCAAGGCGGATCAGCTAAAGCCGATCACGGGAGTCGAACCCGCCTAAGCGCGCATTGACCACGCTGCCTAACCGCTCGGCCATCTCGGCGTGCCGGGATCCCCCGGCGTGATGCTAGACCTTGGGCGGGCTGAGAACGGCGATGGCCTTGTCGAGCGCTTTGAGCTGGGCCGTGATGTTTTTCCTGGCTTCCTTCATCGGCTTCACGTCCAGGAAGTTCTGGATGGTCGCTTCGAGCGCGTCCTTGGCGCCACTTGGGAAAATCCCCTCGCCCAGGATCTTGCGGACCTTCTGCTCTTTCGCGGCCTTCGCCTTCTCTTTCTTTTCCTTCTCGGTCAACTTCGGCATGGTCACTCCTTCATGATTGATTTCGACCCTATGGGCCGATCTTGCAGCGAGGCCGAGTCGACGGCCTTCTGGGCTCCATTGGTAGACGAAGTCCGGCGCCTACCTGGCTACCCTCTCCGCGCGATGGAGTTCGCGCATACGGGACGCTGCCATGATCCCTGGACCCGCGCCAGGGTATCGCGTCGCCAGCTACCTCTTTGTCCCGATCCGAAAGTGGGAACCGCAGCCGGCTATGTGGGTAGAACATGGCTCTCAGGTCTTTCGACCAGGTACCTGGAAGCGGACGGGTTTGAACCGTCATATCCTCGCGGATCAACTCGTGCACCAAGTTCCGGCCCGTGCCGGCTATCGCTCCCTAGTTCGGCCGGAGGCCAACAGGCACGGCCGCTTCAATGCCCTTATGGGGCCGGCCGATTCATCGGCCATATTTTCGATCGATTCGTTTATCTTCCTAAGCCGCGGCGGTCTGGTCCCTAGCGTTGTAGGTCATGCGGGCGATGCGCCGGCTCAAGTATTCCCTCTTCTTCGGGCTTAACAGATGGTTGGCGACGAAGAAGCACATGAGGCCGGCCAACGTGGCCGCGGTGGCGTATAGGTAGTAGGGCTTGAACGCGACGGCCAATTCCTTGGTCGACGTGCTTGAGACGGCCGGGAGGGCCTCCTTGAAAGCGACGATGCTGGTATCCATGGAGACGGCCGAAAGCGAAACGCCTTCGACGTACGGTCCCATGGGCGGGGACGCGGCGACCGGGATGACGATCAGCAACGCCAACACGATCATGAAGCCGATGATCCTCTTCACTCGTGAATCCTTTCCCGCGCTTAAGCGGCGCGGACGCTAGAAAATCTCGAGCGCCTTTACTTCGTTAGCCGATGTATCGCGTCTTCCGCTCTCATCGCCGCCGAATGATAGTTCTCCAGCATGTACCCGATCATGATTTGATCTTTTGTTGAGAGGCGCGCCTGTTTCGCTAGGTCGATCATTTCCATGATCTCGTCCCTCGACCACGGCCCCTGGTTGTCCTTCGGCATCGGCGACCTCCTCAACATGGATTCCGAGAATATCGAAGGGCTCAGCCTTCCAGGACCCTGCCTTCGCGTCGATTCCGGCCATCGTCGGAAATCGCGCGACGTATTTCCGCGTCACGTAGGCGACCATATCGGCGTCTTTCGCTTCGACGACGAAGGCTTGGGAAAGAACGATCTTCGCCTTCACGGCACCGCCTCGATGACCCTGCGCCTCGGGATCGCCTGCCAGAGCGCTGGCCGCCCGAGATCGAGCAATGCTTCGCCGTACTCCCCCGCCTTGAGGTAGTAACCGGATACCCGCTTGATCTCGTAAACCGCCATCGCGTCGGCGTCGGCTTCGGTTGGCGCGGGATAGGCGCCGAGGACGGTCACCTCTGCCGGGATGGAGACGACGAAGGGAGACAGCCAACCATCGATGGGCTTGGCGTCCTGGACGACGATGAATCCGATCATCATGGCGATGCAGGCAGCGCAGATGGCCGCGGCGACGACGACGTAGGGGGCGAAGCGTTTCCGAAGCGTACGATAGCGCTCAGCTATGACGCGCGCGGCAGGCGCCAAGGTGTAGATTTGCGCGTCGCGGGCGTCGATGATGCGCAGGGCGTCGGAGTCGGTGAAGATCATTGCTTCCTAGCTCGATGCGTTCGCGAACTCGACGACATTCCCCTTCTCGTCGAACAAGGATGGCGCCTTGCGTTTCTTCTCCGCCTCCTTCGCGCGGCGGGAAACCTCGGACTCGACGGAGTTGAAAAAAGACTTGAAGATCTCTTGGCCCTTGTATTTCCCCTGGCAGATGTCCAGGTCGCGCGTTGATTCGGCGCAGTAGAGAAGAGAGTTTTTCATGCTGTCGATATTCAGCTCAACCTTGGAGAGAACTTCCTTCCATTCCTCGCGCGCCGTGAGCGTCTCCACGTCCATGCGCATCGTCTCCAGGTCGTCGTCGCTCAGGTCGGGGATCTTGAAGGGCTCCTCGCCGGTATCTTCCAGCATGAACTCGGAGAGATGGAACCGCGCGGCGTCGTTCGCGATGATTTCTTTGTACCCGGCAATATGCCCTTGGAGCGATGCGACCTCGCGGCCTTTCTCTTCTACTTCGAGCTGAGCCTGAGCCTTGCGCATTTCGCTCTGCGCGGAAATGATGATCTGCCCTAGAGCGATCCCTTGAAAATTCATGCTGCCCCCTTTAGCGCGAAAAGTTGAATCAATGCGCCGGAAGGCTTCCCCTTCTCGACGTAGTATTTCGTCGTGTATTTTTCACAAACCTGGCTATCGTCAACCCATGCCCCTATGCCAGTCAGGGCATCTAGGACGGCCTTCTCTACGTTGTCGATGTCCGGCTTTTTAATATGCGGGATATTTTCGGATGGAGAACTTTTCTTTTCGAGCGCCAGAGGGCGCGGCATGTAGAAGGAGATGCAAAGGCGGACCGGACCATCGATGCGCTTATCCGCTAACTGACTGCGAGCCGCCACGGCAATATCTGATTTCCAGGCCTCAGCGGTTCCGGAATCGTAGACGCGGGCTTTCCCGAGGGCCTTATTATAAAAAGCGCGCGGCCGCGGCTGTGCTTTGGGGATTCCTTGGACGTCGAAGGTAGCGATATGTTCCCAGCTCATACGTTCTCCAGATCGTGCAGCCGTTCCTTGACTTCCCCAAGTTCGACCAAGAGGTTTTTCAGCCGAATCAGCGACTTCACGAGCGCGCCCTGGAGCGACCGGAATTCCGCGCGCGTCACCGGACCATCCTTGATATCGGTCACGATCTGCGCGTCCTCATCGGTCACGCCCTGCTTCGTCT